GGACGCGGCATCCACGACGGGCATCGACATCGGAACCTGTACGACCGCATTGAACGCTGCGGGAAAAATAGTCGCCACTCAATCGACGGGAGTCGCTTCCTACCCGACCGGTTTGTACGAGACGTTGAATCTCACGGGAAACATTACGGGCTCGGCGGTCGGGATAAGAGGCATCGTGCAGATGGGCGGGTCGTCCTACTCCGTGGGCAACCTGCTCGGCGCATCGTTCGCGGCAAGACTCGCGAATACTGGCGATGTGGTGAGCGGGGCCTTTGCCGGGGTCTTGACGGGACTCGATATGGGATTGTCGACCGTGGAAAACCAATACGCCTACGCATTGGAGTGCGACTTCACCGAGATCGTCACGAGGGCGGCAGCTCCCAAGGCGTTCATAAATTTTCAAGACTATGACCACGACGGGAGCAAATACGCTAAGTATTTGTTCGACGTGGGCGGGGCCTTGCAGGGCGTGAGTGACGCCAACGACGACGCCAATGTATTGTTCAGAACCGGTGCGGGGACGACCAACGGAGCCAACAAGATGTTGCAGGGGCTCCACATTTTGGTTAACGGGGAGGAATATTACATCCCCCTGATCCTGCACACGGACTGGGTCGACTCTTAAACCAAAGCGGGGATTTCGGTCCCCGCTTAACCCTAACCAGAGAGGTATGAGAATGAAAACGAAGGCCATCATCGCGGCGGTTGCTATTGGATTCTTCATCTCCATCATCATGGCACTCGCTCCGAAGATGTCGGCGCAGACCAGGCCGACCGAGCTTCAGCAGTTGCAACAGGATAACCAAGACCTTCAGCGCGTAGTCTCGAAATACGCCCTGTACGTCCAGCGCGTCGAGGACCTGAACAAGAACCTCGGCGATCAACTCGACTACGTTTTGCAGAACCTGAAGCGGATCCAGACGGCGGAGCAGTTGGACTCGCTTAAGGTCGCGTTCCAACTACAGCCGCCGAAACAGAAGACGGATAAGAAGCCCGAAACAAAACCAGCGCCTATCGAGGTTTACACGACACCTGATTCAAGATAAGCGAGACGAGCGATGGACTTCCCATACTGCGAGATAGGTGACGTTCAAGCTTATAACCAGCACCGCAGCGCGTACGGCACCTCGACGAAGCCGACGGCGGTCGAAGTCGAGGGATTCATGGACGCGATCGCGGCGCGACTCCGGTCCGCCTGTGACGAAGCCGGATACGATGTCGATCACTTCCACGCGAAATCCGACACGGTGGCTCTCGCCATAACGGCCGGAGCGAGCGTGGCGGTTGTGGTGACGGCCGGAACGAACTTCGCCGTAGCCGATTCGGTCCTTATCACCGGGCTATCATCCGGCGTGCGGAAGTGGGAGGTCGATGTCGTCAAGTCCGTGTCCGGAAATAACGTGACGATCACGGCGATCGGGAACAACTACGATGCGGCGTCGGTAACGATCTACGTGCTCAACGATGCCATGCGGACGCTTCGAGATCTGAACGCGCTCGGTGCCGCAGCGATGGCCGAGGAGGCCGCGTTCGGAGGCGTCTCCCCGAACAAGTCCGAGCACGCCGAGACCCTATGGGAAAGGTACCAAGGATCGAAGGATACTAGGGACGGATTATGGGCCATCGACAACATCAAGGAGTTCCTTCGCGGAGCCACGCTCACGACCGAGGCGCTGCATCACGGCACGAGCAAGAGCTATGGCAGCGAGCATGAGGAAGATGAGGACGTGGATCCGGTTATCACCAACGACATGGAGTTCTGATGCGAGTCAGGATGACATGGCCGAACACCCGAGAGTGGGAACTCGACATGGATGGATTCGCGAAGGATTTGTCCCTGAACATCATGCGAGATGCGGCCGCGCAGATCGCCACCCAGTTCCACGTCATCGAGGGGAAACTCTTCTCCACCCAGGGCGGATCCGGGACGCACGGCGGATGGCCCGCGCTCTCGGCGGCCTACAAGGCATGGAAAATAAAGCACGGCTACCCGGGTGACATAATGGTGCTGACGACCTCCCTCATGAACTCCCTGAAGGGCCAGACAGGCGCCAGCATCCGCACCGTAACGAAGATGGGGAACGTCTGGCAGATCAGGCTCGGGACGGATGTCAAGTCCAAGGACGGATTCGACTACCCGCTCCTCCATCAGATGGGCGGGAAAGGATTCAAGAAGGCGGTCAAGACCCGCCGGACCATCGACCCGACGAGGCAGGATATCCAGGGATTCATGCAGATCATCCAGCAGCACATGGTCGGTTCGGCACGGAGATGGGATCACGCCATAGATAGGGTGACGGTGAACCCGCCGCCAACGATCGGGTGATGCCATGGCCTGGCTCACGGGATGGGCGTTCAAGAAGACCGTCGCGGTTCCGGCCCCCGGAACAAATCAGACGAACGTAAACATCTTCGTCCAAGTCACATGGCAAGCGGGGATGAACGCGGATTTCTCCGATGTTCGGTTCTGCGACAGCGATGAGGAAACCGCACTTTACCAGTATCGTAAATCCTATACCGCCTCGGTATCCGCACTGTTCATCATCAAGATACCTTCACTGACGACCGCCGGTAAAACCGTTTATCTGTATTTCGGGAATGTGGATGTATCCGACGCCTCCGACGCGGCGAACACCTTCGCGTTCTACGATACCTTCGCTGACCTTACCAACTGGGATGTCGAGGGAAACGTCACGGCAGATGCGGGGGATCTCCACCTCAACATGGACAACGGCGCGCATTGCCTGGCCAAGAGTAAGGCCACCTACAGCGCTAACTACGCCGTCATCGCGTACATGGCTCTATCCGGAGGGAACGCGGTCGCGCCCTTCCGGTACGCGGGTTGGATGACGGCGACAGAAATCAAGAGTTATTTCTTCAAGGGACAAAATCTCGTGCAGTGGGTCGGACCCGGGGCCGAAACCCAGAACAGGGCGGATCCGGGTCTCACACCGTTCGAGATGAGGATCGATCGCATATCCAACGCATCGCGCAAGTGTTATTTTGACGGCGCACTCGAGCACTCCCAGACCGTCAGCGATGCCGGGAGTTACAAGATATTCTTCGAACTGTGGACGACGGCCTATCCAAACGCTGATCTATTGGTTTCTTGGGTGGCGGTGCTGAAGTATCCAGACGACGGGACGGTACTGGGGACGCTCTCGCCCGGATCCACGACTGAGATGGGCAAGATCAACCGAGAAGCCTCAATAGCCTACGAGCACACCGCCTCAGTCTGGGGCACGGCCGTGGCGCCGGGAATAGGAGACAAGATCCTCGCCGTCAAGCTCGGACCGCTCGCGGAGGACAGGGAGGTCGTCCTCGAGAGGGCTGCCGGCTATGCCTGGCATCAATACATCCACAAGGGCAGAAAAAAGGCGGAGCCGACGATCGAGGCACAGCTGAGATACTCGGGAAGACAGTGGTCGTTCCTCGCCCAGCTCATGGGCCTCGACACCGTCGCAGGAGCGGATCCGTATATGCACCAGTTCACTCCCGTCGATGCCATTGACGGTTCGGACGCGTTCGGCACTCTCACGGCGATGCTGGGGATATCATCGGTGGCGCTGAGATTTGAGTGGCCGAGCTTCAAGCCGCAGAAGATATCCATCTTCGGACCGGATGAGAGCGGATTCATGCGAATGGAGTGCTCGGGACGGGCGAATCGGTTGAACCTGGGGATAGACACGACGATGGATAAAACGGATATGGAGGCCGTCACTCACTTGCTCCTCGACGGAGCGTTGCCTCCGGCCATCCCGTTCGGGGCCTTGCGCGCGCGAGTAAACGCGGCTGCCGGCGCGGCGCTCGATGCCGTTGACGTTGTGACGGTCAAGGATTTTAGATTCGATCTCCAGCGCGGGATGGACGCCGAACACCCCTCCATGAACGCTGTGGCCAACGCATGGGACCAGGCCGAACCCATCGAGAGCGGAATACCTGAAACGGCGCTGCAGATCGGTATCGGAGATCTCAACTCGCTCGCATGGGGAGAGAGGTTGCAGGACGAGACCGAACTCAAGGCCGACTTCCTCTGGACATTCGGATCCTATTCGGTTTTCTGGGAATTTCCGGCTTTGAGGGTGACCGACGACGACGCTGGAATAAGGAGTCAGGACAGGATCCCCCAATCCCTGAGACTGACACCTGTCCTCGCCGCCTCCGCGCCGGCGGGGATGACCTGTACCAACTTCCAGGTGGCCGTGGTGGACCAGAACTCGGCGGCGTACGAATGACGCAAGTGGGCAAATTCACCGAACCCATCATCCTGCAGGCCAAGACATTATTGCAGGACGCCACGTACGGCGTGGACGCGAAGGCGACCATCATCACCGCCGAGCATTCAAACGACTTCACGCTCGACGCCATAAAATCGTATTTCGTGGGTAAGAGATTCGTCATCGACGCGGGCGAGATGCCGGCGCTGGTGATCTGGCCCGATGCCGGACCCGGAGGAGAGTACACGACGGAGACGCTCTACATCGAACTCGGATTCACGGTATGGGCCGTGTGCTGCGAGACGATCGAGGAGACGCTGCAGAAAAAGCTCTGGCGTTATCAGGACGCCATCATCAGGTGTATGAAGAGGACGGACAACCTGGACTCGCAGGTGGACATCTGCAAGTTCGCGGGACTGAGATTCGACTACCCCTGGTCGAGCATCACGGAGAGGGGATATCTGGACGCGGCCGGGGTGAGTTTCACCATAAATCATGAGGAGAAGGTGACATGAAGATCGGCATCGCTAAGGGCGATTTCGGCATTTCCGAGAACCGGAAAATTTCTCCGGTGGATCCTGCGGACGGAAGGTCCATAATCAAGGGACACAAGTACGTCCTCGCGGACGACTACGATTTGAATTCACCGGGATCATTGTTCGATCCCGAGAAACCTGACAAGAAGGGAAGGTAATAATGGGCGCAATCACAGCTAAGAGCGCCATCCTCGCGCTCGAACAAACTGCTTCGGTATGGGGAACGATCGTCGCCCCGGGCGCCGGCGATCTCATCAAGGCCGAGACCATCGGTCCCATCCTGGAGCCAAGGGACATGGTCCCGGATCCGGCAGCGGGGTATGCGTGGATCGAAACTTTAAAGGCAGCCAGGAAGAACGTCGGCCCGGAGATCAGTCTCATCCCCAGATATGAGGGAAGGTTCTGGTCCCACATCGCCCAACTCATGGGCCTCGACACGAAGAGTGGGGTAGGAGATCCGTATTCGCACGTCTTCTCGTTGCTGGACGCGATCGACGGGTCGGATAACTTCTACTCTCTTGCCCTGCAGTTAGGCCCGGCTGCTGGGGAACTCCTGTTCGAGTGGCCGTCGGTAAAGCCCACAGGATTCACGCTCGAGGGACCGAACGGCCAGGGCTACATGTCGCTCGCTTTGAGGACCATAGCGGACTGCGTGCACATGGGAGCAGACTGCACGGTCACAACCACCAATTTCGACAGCGTGACGCACCTGGAAGTTTCCTCGGCCATGCCGGCGCAGATACCCTTCGGAGCGCTCAGGTTCAGGCTGAACTGGGACGCGGGGGCGCTCGACAGCGGCGACAACCTCGCGATAAAGAGGTTTGCATTGACGTTCAACCGCGGTTTCGATAGGGAATGGGCCAGCAGGGGCGCACAGGCGAGCGAGTGGATGAGCGCGGAGCCGATCGAGAACGGCATCCCGGAGTGTTCTCTTCAGATCGAGCTTGGGGACTTCAACGCCCTGACCTACATGGAGGCGCACCAGGACGAGACCACGTGCAAGGCCGAGGCGTTCTGGTCGCTCAGCGCCAACCACGACCTCAAGATCGAATTCCCACTGCTGCGGATACAGACCCCGGAGGCGTCGATCAACGGACCGAACAGGATACCTCAGACCCTGACCTTGGTCCCGCTACTCGCGGCGGCCGCGCCCACGGGGATGACGTGTACGAATTGGCAGATGACTCTCAGGAGCCCGAACGCGACGGCGTACGAATAAAAGCAGAACGGCAGAACGGAGGACAGATGCTCGACGTAAAGAAGATCCAGTCGGAAGAGATATGGGTCAGTTTCCCGGACGATTTGGAGTTGCTGAAGGCGAGGCTTCTAAAGCAACTCCTGACGTGGAACTTGAAAAAACCGGATGAAGTGGAAGTAAAGGCAATCCTCGAATTTCTGCAAAAAACTCAGGATGAGGTCAAGGCAAAGAAGCCGGATGAACGGTACAAGATCAGGTTCGTCACCGACGAGAAGATCCGCCTCGAGGCCGCGAAGGAGAAACAGACCGAGAAGGAGAGCGGAAAGGAAAGGGATCCTGCAGACCTGACCATCTTCATCGCCTGCTATGCCTGCGTCGACTGGGAGGGCATTACTTCCGGGGGCGTGAAACTCGATCCGACTCCGGAGAACAAGCAACTCATCTTCTCCAAGTTCTTCGGTCGCGCCGCGTTCGTGGCGATGAAGTCCAAGGATGAGGCGCTGTTCCTCGGCGAAAAACTGGAGGACCTCCGAAAAAACTCATGACCTTCCTGAATCACCGGCTCGAAAGAAAATGGGAGACGCCGGAGTACTACGCTAAGATGATTCAGGAAGGACACAAGAACGTACCGATCCCGGAACTGCCGCGACTCAGCGACAGCAACATGATCGTCCTCGAAGTCTGGAACATGCTTCAGGTGATGCCGAACATGGACTTCGAGAGGGCGGCCGAGGTTCTGGGGATAGACATGACTCCGGCGCTGAGGTACTCGCTTTTCCACCTACTCGTCGACATGCAGAAGGGGATCGAGGAACACTTCGAGAAAAAGATGAATGAGAAACCGGGACAGATAAGGCTCGACTGATGGCCATAGAACTCACAATAAAAGTACAGGATGACGGTTCCGTGGTGGTGAAGAGATTCAAGGATACCACGGTCCAATCCATGAAGGATGCCAGCCGCGCCACGGACGAGGCCGGAAAGAAGACCGAGGATTTCGGGAAGAAGCACAAGTCCTCGATCGGATCGGCCATCGACGACGTAAAGAAACTCAAGAGTCAGTACCTCGCTATGGCCGGGGCGGTGGCGACGTTCACCGCGATCGGCTATTCCGTATTGAATCTGGCCAACAAGACCGCGAACTACGTCGAAACCGTCACCGACCTATCGGATGCCACGGCGATCTCCACGAGAACCATCCAGGTCATGGGCAAGGCCGCTGAGTTGAGCGGAGAAACCTTCCAGGATGCCCAGTCCGCGATCAATATGTT